GCGTCAAAATTTTCCTTATAAGCTCCTTCTTCTTTTGCTTGTTGAATTATTTCATCTATTTTTTCATTAATTTCCATAATTACTCCTCCAACTCTTTAAGTGCCATATTTATACTATCTTTAGCGTGCAAGACGTTCTTATTTGTATTTGACGTATTAAGCCAAGACAAAGCGCCTTTAAGCTGACCTTTTATAAATTCTTTATTCATTACCTTATTTCCTTAATTCTTTACAATAGTAATTTCTACAGCTCTACAAAACGATGCTTTAAGCTCATTTATCACCTTTACTGGTATATACTTCTCATCTACAGGAACAATATAAGTTTCCTTACCTATAACCGCACCTCCATCAGGATTTTGGTCTGTGAATGTTATTGCTATTTTCATATTCTCTTCTTTTTACCCTCTCCCTTTTACAGGAGAGGAAGGTTAGTTACTCTATTTCCTTAAATTCGCTAAGGAGTTCATTATCTGAAAGATTATTAACGGCATCTTTTCCATCATTAAATGTATCATTTATTGCATATTTATACCAATCCCAGTTGTCAACTCCATAATCCTCTAATAGTTTAAGTTTTGCCTCGGCTTTTAATAAAGCCAGCAAACGATATTTAGGAACTTCAAAACTCATATATTACTATCTATTTATAGCAGGATGGTTAGTTAATCTTCTTGATACTATCAATTTCTCCATAGTAAAGTACGAACTCTCTATTAGAGCGAGTACCATCTTTCTTTGCAGGATTGACTCTTACCTCAATATTGCCAGTGAAAAGGTTTATATATTTCTCAGGAACAATACTTGCTATCCAGCATACATCACATCTGCGGCAGCTCACTTTGTCTCCGGCCTTGTATGGAAGACTTTCGATGTAGTCATTCACGCAAGAACAAATCTCATCGTTAGCATTATTGATGATGCTTTGTTGCTTGGCAACCTTTGCTTTTAATTCTTCTTTTGTCATATCATTAAAATTTATGCCTCAAAGGCGGTTAATAACTGCGTCTTATCTCAACTTTCCACTCCTTAGAAGAGAACTTCTTTTTGAGTTTTTTAATTAAGCTCTCTATCTCTTCAAGAGATTCAAAGGCATTAACTAAATCTCCTTCTTTATACGGGAAATCCCATCTACGTGGTTGTTCGTCTATCTCCTTCTGAGTGAGTGGTCTGACAAACTCCCCTTTGATGGTTTGATATTCATTTGGAATTTCAATTCCTCCCAAATATCCACTTACCGAGCTGTTATCACACACATTGTTTACTTTAACATACAATGTTGCGTAATAATGTATTGCGCCACCGCAAAGACCACGAAAAGAACGAATTTCGATATTCATGAGTCTTTTTTTGTCTTTAGTATAGCTACCCGTAGTTGTATATATTTTCCCACGGAGATTAAACTGAAATCCTTCTCCAATATTCTGAGGAACACCCCCAGTTATCTTAGATATATCAAATCCCTTTTCTATTTGTAAATAACTATTTGTATTCATACGCTTTTCTTCTAATGCCCGAAGGCATTAAACATCAAAATGATTTTCTAAATCTCCGTCACAACGTTCATGTTCACAAACCTCCTGTTTCCAAATCTCACAATAAAGCAAATCTGTTCCAGTTGATTTTGCGTGCTTGCAGTATTTACATACTTGATGTATTGCATCCATACCTACACCTCCATTTCGTGATTAATTCCAAGGCCAAAGAGAAGGTGCTGGAGTTCGTGAATAAAATGAAATTCAAAAACTCGCACTTCAAATATATATGCGGCATAGGTTTTGTCATCAAGAAGTTTAAACACCTTAATATATCCTTTTTTATAAATCCATGTCGCACTATCGAGCTCCCATCCATTCTTATCTAGAATCTCTGGAGTAAGAGGGATCGGTTTTATAGCATCCTCTCTAATCCAACCATATTCTCCATCTCTATAATAGAATAATTTAGTACCTTTTAAATAAGAACTTGTAATTCTTATTATTTCTTTTTTGTGGTTATACACAATATCTCCTGGTATATACTTAGGATTAAAATTTATTACCATACTACTTTCCTTTTGAATGTTTGTACTTCTTAATAGCATCTTTCTTAGAAGCTGCCATAATCTTAACACCCTTGATGATGAACTCATGCTGCGCTTTTGGCTGACACTTCTGCTTATCAGATGGAATGTTGCCTTTCGGAACATTATATCTAACACGTGGAAGACCAAAAGGGAAATCATCACCCATTTGGTATTCCAATGCAGTTTGCATACCAATCATTGATAATAATCCATTCATACGCTTTACTCCTTAACTTCTTTAAAGATTACATTCTTGCCATCTGAGCGATCATAGCAGTAGTCTGGGCAAGCATACCCTTCCTTTGCGAAGAAGCAGTCTTGACAAGAAAAACTTGTTGCTTCAACCACCTTCAAAATTATTCTTTCTCCAACTTTTAGTTCTTTCATTGCTCTTCTGTTTTTGTAAGCAAGTCTTTAAGATAAAACCAACGTTTTATTTCAGCTCCATCTTCTTTTTTAATAAGATGCTTCCAGTCCATAATCCAATTAATAGTTTCAAGTTTAGGAACAAATTTCTCTCCTACCATATATTTTTCAACAGTAACATGGCGTTTGTTGTCTACAAACATGTCGAGTACTATGTCCTCCCCAACAATAGTTGGTTCTTCTTCAGCAGGGTGCCATAAATCTTTCAGAAACTTTTTGATAGCCCATTTAACACCATCCTTAAATAATTCTGCACCAAACGCTTGACAGAAATGATGCTGACCATCAACCTCTGTGTCTTCATTATAAGACATTATAGGCAAATCTTGTTCATACAAGTCTGCTGTTTCTCTTGCAGCTTCTTCTATTTTCTTATCGTCTATCATAATAAGCCAATTAATTTACACATTATTAAATAGGTGTTATAAGCATAGCGGTTGGACGGATGATTATTACAGAAATCTCCTAAATCACTCGTCCAATCTAAGACCCACTTTGCGTGTAGTAACAACCACAAATCTCTTTTCATCCTTCCCAATCATCAGTCGTACCAATCAGCTTTGCAGTCTCCTCATTGTAAGGAAGACACATGAGGTATCTGTCATCAATACAATTTTTAACTCCATCACTGTCAATATGACTAAAAAAGTTAGCAGTCCAAGGAGTATCTGGAGTTCTGGTTATCACTCTATCAAATGGCTTTGGGGTCCACTTCGGTTTCAAATCCACAATGGCTTTGCTTTCGGCATCCCAAGCCTTACCTTCCTTTGCTAAAGCTTCAAAGAGCTGCCGCTTCTCTTCTTCTGTGGCATATTTTACACCGCTATCTTTACGACACCAAGCACCATGAGACGTTGGGATAGTAATCTCTCCTGAAGCTGTAAGGGCTACATGGTGTTCAAAATCTTTATACTTGTTAAATTTGCTAAAGATAAAAATATGATTTTTTGGTAGAGCAGTACTAGGATTGGAGAGAATATCCCCATCCTTGAACTCTGGCTGAGTCTTCTCAATCTCCAAGGTTTCCATATTCAACTTACCACCCAATCTTTCCTCAATGTTTTTGATATAGGACTGAGCAATACACTGTTCTGGAATATGAAAATATTTTGTTAATAGTCCTTTATCTTCACCTCTATACGTTTCATAGTCACTATAAGGGTCTTGTTCTAAACAATACTTACCTTCAAAGTAACTATACGTATCATCTGTAAATCTATCAAATATAATTTTTTTAGCACAACCAACTAATATATCTCCTTTCTTCCAAGCGAATTTAGACCAATTACGCATTTCCTTTGAAGGTACCAATATAGACTCTCCATATTTACTATATTTCCCATCATTATAGAAACACCAAGAGGTATTTACTTTATTTTTAGTAAAAATAATCTCGTCTTTATTACTAACAACGCCATCAAAACTAAGTTCTCCAAAAGCATCAGCATAAAGCTTAGTACCTTTTGGCTTATCCTTCAGGATTTCCGCTATGTTAATCTTTGCTTCCATATCTATCTTTCAATTAAGTTAGCTTTTAACTCTCTCAACTGGTTCAAAGCATCATCGAGAGCGTTATGATTATTATTCTCAAAAGTCTTCCACTCTTTTATGAACTCCTTTGCGGTTCTGATGTCTCTAGGTTGCCAAAACTTCCAGGGAGTTTCCATATTAAGATACTCGCATATATCTTTAATGCTAAATAGGTCCATTGCCCCTTTAGTCCATATTGTAGTATCTTCTGTATTATATCTATCAAAGATTTGATATAACTTATCTACCAAATATTTGTAGCTATGAACAATATGAGTAGGCTTTTTACTTATAGGAGTGTTCTTTTGCTCCATCCACCAGAGTAAAGTTTCTCCAGTAAATGTTCTATCACAAGTGTTCCAAGCATCAGGTGTTACCTGTATCAGATATGAGTCTAATACATCGAAATTTTCGTCTGCTATCACTATTCCTACCTGAGTAACAGCAGCATCATTTCTTCTACCTAACGTTTCTATGTCTATTATAATATACTTTGCTGTTTTCATAATCTTATCAACTTGATTTGTGAAGATTGAACCATACCTTGTTGCTCTGCTTGCTTTTGTAAACATTACCTTCAAGGTCAAAGAAAACTCGTTTCTTTTGATTGAACTTCTTTGTCATTGGCTGACCATTCTTGAAAGTCGTTACATCATACTCAACCAGCATGGAGCCACGCTCGTTATTCGTTGGTGGATAACCTGATTCACGTATAGAACGTACCTCAAATTCTTTGTTCCCAATTTCAAAATTTACTATTACCATGACCTTACTAATTATATGTGATAATAACTACTCGATACTCGTGCTCGCCAATCAAAACAACCTGTTGCATCTGGTTGTAAAAAGCGCAATTCGAGCTTCTTCAATGCAGCTTTGTGCTTCTGAGCTAAATTGGTACAGTGTAGCTTCTGAGCTAACTTAATCTGATCGATGATTCCCTTTCGGGCTACTCGATATTGCTTTTCTGACATCATAGGTTATTTTTTTTAAAAGTTTAACTTGTTGATAAATACCGTAGTCCTGGGTCCTTTAACTTTCGGTACTTTTGTGCTATTAACGTTTACACATACGGCTGTATTTATCGACGTTCCAGCTCTGTCTAACCGCTGTTTGGGTTGTCGGTCTCCCGGATGTTTAAGGCTCCTATCGTGCCACCATGATAAGGTTTATGGCCGACCGATTTTAAAGTGTTTACTCACCGATTTCCATTTTCAATCACTTTTATTAATGTCGGGTGGTTCAAAAGGAACTTCTAACCAAAATATTCTGTACCGACAATCTTTTATATTTAGCAGAATCTGTAATTGATGTAAGCTGATTCTGACCCGAATATTCGTTCCGTCTCATTCATTCCGGAATCCCTTATCTCGTCAATGACGACACTTCTGCAGGGCGCACATTCCTTCTTGATTAACTTACTTATATTTTCAAATCTATAAGAAAGGTCGTTCTGATCGTAATCGTAAACATTGACCTTTTCGCAATAATATTCATTGTTCTTTACACCTACGACTATCTCTATAATCTTTGTTGCCATTTCGTATGTGTAAATAAAGCTATAAGCATTCTCCTCAATGGCCATTTCGAATGCGCCTTTAGCTATATCATTGATTAATTCCCTTCTCATCGCTTAATCGAATATATGATGGTTCAACTTTCTCTTTCTGAGATTTCTCTTAATCACTTCCATATCCTTGTGGTCGTTAGTGTGGTCCGCAAGTAACTTGATGATTTCGTATATGTCATTTGTGTTGTCCTCAATATCGGCACAGATGTTATTGTCACCAAAGAAACTCTTAGTAAATGGCTTCAAGTGAAAGTAGTACTTCTTCGCTGCATTTTGCATCTGATTGTAGTGCATCTTCTGCTCTTGCTTGTACTGAACATCAAGGAGTCTTAGCATAGATTGCTCATCCGTGATAAGCTGGTCTACTATATCTGACACCATTGCTATCAAACAGCCATTTACTTGTAGGCGAGTTATTACCTTCTCTTGATTTATATCTGAACGGATTCCCTTGCTTGACATGGCTGTCTTCAAATCTTCTACCGTAACTTTTTCGTCTTTCATTGTTCTTATTTTTAATTATAAAACCATAACCTGCATACCCTCATAAGCTATGCGATTACTACATAATCATGGAAGTTGAGATACCATATAGTCTATCTCATTATCCGTAAGTTCCAGATTGTTCTTAAATTTGAATTTAATGATAGCATTAATTCCGACCTCGCCTTCAACCAACTGGTAAATAGCATCTTCATCAAATCCTCTATCGAGAATTTTAATAATTTCCATTCCTAAATCATAGATTTTCTGCTTGTAATCCTTTTTGAGGTCTGCGTTGATTCGCTCTAAAGCTTCTGCTTTCTGACTAAATCCGCATCCGCCCTCAATGGCAAAATCATTGTTGATGTTCTTACACATCTGATCAATGTCCTTGCTTCCGAAGAACTGAGCGAAATAAGTATCGCCCTTCAAGGACTGTAGAATATCGATTTCTTCTTGCTTTGTCATAACTAATCCTCCTGGTCTAATTTAACATATTCTTTACGCAACTCAATAATTAAATTGGTGTAGGAAGCCATAGAGTCTTTCAAAAGTGAAAGCATACCTTTGTGGTTGAGGATATCGCCAATCGCCGTGTAGTACTTAAGGTTGTCGTTTGCCTCAAGAAGGTCAAATTCTCCACAGCTTGCCACATTGGTGTTAAAAGACTCTTCCTGGAAGTTACCAGCTTTAGCTTGATAGCGAATTACCAGGCTTCTGTCTCTTTCGACCCCTTTTAAATTCAAATAAACGCTAAGTGACTTATAGCCTAAGGAAACATCCTCTACCTCCCAATCAGGACAAACTGAAATGATGTCCTTTATCTTTTTTGTGGCTGACTCAAGTGTATTCTTGATGTTCTTTCTAACCTCTGCCTTCTTTGTTTCAACTGAATTGTTCATAATCTTTATAATTTTAATTGGTTCAACTTGTAAGGTAGGCTCTGAATAGTCAAAAGTACTACCTTTTATCTATATGCAAAGGTACGAAAATTATTTGATATATGCAAATATACTAATAAGTATTTTAGTTAAAAATACTAAACACATGAAATATATGCGAATATATCTGTAATTTTGCCGTATCTAAACTTCGAAGATTATGATAGATTTTAATGAACTTTTTAAAAGAAATGACGTTGGCAGCATCATTGGAGAGCTGAAACAACGCGTGCTGGATATTCCACTTTGGAGTACCCTGTTATCTGAGTATGAGCCTATGTTCCATGAAATCGTCGAAGACCACGTAGGCAGGCAGGACAGAACTCTTGATGACGGTATTGTAGAAAAGGCGGCTCGATTGCCTATCGGGTTGGAGAAACTTCTTACAAGAAGAATCTCTGAATTTACGATGGCTATCCCTGTCAAACGTGTTTACACTTATGACCAGACCGACGAGGAGTTGAAAACTATTGTGCGGGCCATCGAGAAAATCTACACCTGTGCACACATTGATGCCGTGAACATGCACAGAGCAAAGTGCTATTACGCCTCTTGTCAGATGTTCACACTTTGGTACACGCAGAAGAAGCCTAACAAGCTCTACGGCTTCGACAGCCAGTATAAGCTGAAATGTAAGACTTTCTCTCCAATGGACGGAGTTGACATCTATCCTTACTTCGATGAGTATGGAGACATGCTCGCCCTGTCATTCGAGTACAAGCGCAAGGTTACTGACACAGAGCACACCTTCTTCGAGACCTATACCGCAGACCATCATTACAAATGGGACCTGTCTTCAGACGATGAAGAGTCTGGATGGCATTTAGTGGATGAAAATGAGATTTCTATCGACAAAATTCCTGCTGTGTTCTGGTATCGACACAAACCATGCTGGGAGGGGTTGAAACCTATCCGTGAAAATATCGAGTACACCATTTCTCGCAATAGCGACGTTGTGGCATACAATTCCGCTCCTGTCTTGAAGATTGCCGGTGCCATCGTTGGAATGGAGCGGAAGGGAGAGAGCAAGAGGGTGTATAGAGTCAGTGAGGACGGTGACGTAAGCTACGTATCTTGGCAGCAGGCTATTGAAGCTCTTAAGTATCACGTCGATACCCTCGTAAAACTTTACTTCATGCAATCTCAGATGCCGGACATTAGCTTTGAGAATATGAAGAGTCTTGGCAATATCGGCTATGATTCAAGAAAGACACTCCTCATGGATGCCCATCTTAAGATAGGAGAGGAGAAGGGTGCCTGGATTGAAGGCTTCGAGAGAGAGACCAACGTCATAAAGGCGTTCCTTTCCAAGATGAACACGAAGTGGGCAGCTAGAATGGATGAGATTTCTGTAGAACACATCATGACTCCGTTCATCCAGGAGGATGAGAATACTCAGATTGACAAATGGCTTAAGGCTAACGGCAATAAACCTCTCGTCAGCCAGAAGGAATCTATCCAGCGTGCTGGCCTTTCCGATGATCCTGACAAGACTTTCAACGAGATTCAAGGAGAAGAGGAAATAGAGGCCACAAGAACAGCAGCTACTATGCCTAACTTATTCTCGGAGGAATAGCTATGAGAAAGAAGAAGGAAGAAAAGAAACGGCACTTCTGCCGTGAATGCGCTTATGCTACTGATTTTCATAGCATGAACCTTAAAGGGCAGCCTATTCTTGCAAGATGTCCATATAAGGTGTGGAGCGTTTTTCTTAACTGGGATTGCTGTGAACATTTTAAAACGGGAAATGTATGAAAAAGCCGAAACTGCCTAATCAGAAAAAGGCATATAAAGACCTTGGCAAGAGACTGAATGCTTATACCAGGAAAATCATTTCCATCTATGAGACTCTTGCTAAAGAATCATCTAAAATCGCCACCTCCACCGACTTCGATGGGGATGGCGAGTTCTCTTTTGATGATTACCCTAGAACAGAAAAGAGGGTGAACGCCTTGTTGGATTACTATTCAAACAATATGCAGGCGTTGGTCTATAACGGAATATCAGAGGAATGGAAGAACAGTAACACTCTGCAAGATCTACTTGCCAAAAGGGTAATCGGCACCTTTACGAGGAAGATTGCGGAGACAAAACAGAAAGCTTACTTTGAACACAACAATGCGGCAAAGAAGGCTTTTGTGGAAAGAAAGATAAATGGTCTCAGTCTTTCAGAACGAATATGGAACCAGAGAGCTGATGTAAAAGAGGCTCTGGAGAAAGCTCTGTCTGTCGGCATAGAGAAGGGTATGAGTGCTGTTAAACTCAGCAAGAAGGTCAGTAAGTACCTTAATGATTATCCATCACTTGCCAAAGACTATAAGAAGAAATACAGCAAAGCCATAACCATTCAGAACTGCGAGTACAGAAGCGTGCGCCTGGCACGTAACGAGATAAACATGGCCTACCGTTCTGCCGAGCAGGAAAGGTGGGCTAGGATGGACTACATTAAAGGCAAAGAGATAAAGACGACCAATAACCCAAGTCATAAGCACGATATGTGTGATTTGCTTGCTGGCATATACCCGAGCTATTTCCCTTGGGTTGGTTGGCACGTAAATTGTATGTGCTATGCCATCCCGGTAATTATGAGTGAAAAGGAGTATTGGAGTGGTAAACAGCCAAACAATACTATGCCTAAGAACTTCACGAATTGGGTGGATGACAATAAAGACAAGGTAAAGCAATCATCCTATATCACTCAATATGCCAATGTTGAGAAAACACAGAAAAAGAAGACTGTTCGCATTCCATCAGTATCGAATGAGACAAAAGCTCAAATCACAAAGTCAATCAACGAATGGGCAACAGAGAATCTGAAAGAAGTTCAGATAAACGAGAAAGAGACGGCAAAGAGGCTTTATTTGTTCTTGGGTGAGAAAGAAATAATCATGAATAAGAAGTTCCTTACGGAGACATATTCTAAGAACATCAATAACTCTCATCTGCCCGATACGATACAAGTTGCCTTGAACATAAAGGATTGGCTTCCTAACGGAAAGTTCGTTAGAAAAGAGCAAGGCAAACACCACGATTGCTTCTTCAATGTCTATCAAGCTGAATATAATGGAAAGAAAATCGAGTTTAAGACAAAACTCACCGATGGCGAAATCTTATACACGATGAGGTTACTGAAATAAAAGAGGATTGGGGTCCTTCCGAAGTCTGCGCCCGAAGGCCGACGTGTGAACGGCTCACCCAATCCTTTATCTTTCTCCTTTACCGCTGCAAAGGTAATATTTTATTTTGGAAAATCCAAATCTTTTCGAATTTTAATTGGTTCAAGCCCTCGCTGGTGCATTTAATGTCTTGTAAGCCTCAAAAGCCAATGTGCTCACGTGCTCACTGATGGTGGTGGAGATTGTCATGATGTCTCCCATAAGGAGCATCGTCTCTCCCTTTCCGACCTCTGTGATTAGACTCAAAAGGCAGTTGATTTCATCCTTAAGAGTCTCGGCTTTCTTCATCAGCGGTGTTGGCGGCTCAACCTTGACCTCTTTCTTCTTCTCGCCGGACTGAGAAGCAATACACTTTTCAACAGCCTTCGGTACTCTCGGCTTCGGCAGGTTGCAGATGATGTTCTTCTCCTTCAATGCGAGAAGCCAGCGTCTGCCTCGCTCCGTCCAAAGAGGTCTTCTTATGTACTTGCCCTTGATAAGGTGTGTAGTCACCTCAGTTAGCTGATAGGTGGAGTAAGGACTTGTCAGCATCCACTCATAGCCCTGATTGAACGCAAGGCCAACCTCCTTCAGCTCTTCGTACAACTTCTGTGCGCTGCTCATGCCCAACTCCTTCGCCATCTGCGTAGTGGAGTAGACACCCTTTGTCATGTCGCACTTCTGCACTTTCTTGAAGCACTCATCGATTCTCTCCTGGAGATCACCCATGATTTCCTTCTGTCTTGTTAACCACTCCTGGTCCTTTCTAACTTCGACCAGCATTTCCTTTGCGAACTCTTTCAAGCTCATGTCTGCATTTGTTGCCATATTCTTGTTTTATATGCAACCGTCGAGCTCATTTTATAAAGAAGGGCAGCCGCTCGTCACACCCTGAACAAGACCCTCAGCTAGCGTCCCAGCCTCGGCAGGTAGTAACTTACAGTTGCCCTATTTAGTAGGCTCTTAGACAAAATTACTACCTTTATCCTATATGCAAAGGTACGAAAATTTTGTCAGATTACCAAATCTTTTAACCTAAATTACGAATTTAATTTATTGGAAATCAGGGAGTTAGATTCGAGGTAAGCGATAAACTTATCAAGCATTCTTGACGTGCGCTCCCTAATATCCGTTTCTGTAAAATCTGTCAACGTCTGTGACAGCATTCGTAATTCGTGTATCTTAGTTCCAATCCTCTCGCCTGTGGATTTGAACTCACCATTATAATACTTAATCTTGTCAGCAAATCTGTAATCGGATGCTCGAATATTAACTCTTCGCTCCAATACCGATTTGTTTCCCAACATTTCAAGAACCTCGTCACTCGACAATCCACCTTCCTTGACTTGTCTGTTCCTTGGGAAGATGTGTTCAATATCATATGTTGCGTCAAGAGGAAGCAATTCCTGACTATCGAAAGAGAATGCCCACCATACAATCATCGACTTCGTAATCGCACGAGTGTTTGAAAAACTGAAGTTGGTGAATTGCGAACGGAACAATTCCTCTTGAAATAGATAGTTCTCGAAAGCAATCTCTTTGTTCTCTATGATATTCACCATCTCATTGAATACTGGTGCTCGCAAGGCTGTTATTCCTGGGTTACTGATAGCGTATGCCCAGATAAAGCCTATCAAACGATTCAAGAACAGATAGAACTTCTCATTGTCTAGCATATTCTCAGCATTCTTATAGTGCATGAAATATACCGATACAATATAAGTCCATAAGCTGTTAGGCGCATAATTCAATACAAACAAGCGCTTTAGTACATCCACGGAAAAACGGTCTTCGTTCTGAGAATATACATCTTTCCAGAAGTCCGCAAGCAAGACTAAATTCTCTAAAGTCTGCTCTCGTCGAAGTAGAACATATCCATCTTTCTCATAGAACTTGCGAAGTCCTTCTGTCATAGAACTACGATTAGTCTGCAATGCCCTCTCGTAGTACATATAGCGTGTAAACAACTCATCCAAAGGTGTTCCACGATATGGGTGGAATATTTTGGTAACGAGTTCGTCAAGCTCTTTCCATGTAGTGATAAACTCTTCCTTCTTCCCGATGGATGAGTAGAACTTATAGAGCTGTGCCTTGAAGATGTCTGAGTCAGACAATGGCTTACCTCTATCATTAAGCGTCGAGAATATCCTAAGAGCAGTATCTTGCGACTCAGCCTCTATCGGAAGTAGCACGCAGTTATTAAGAATACGAGCTGGATATAATGCAAAGAAAGAAGGGTATTCTTCAATGAATTTTCCTATCTTGTCTTGAAAGTATCTGAAGTTGGTCGCATACCGACTTTTTCCTTCTGATGTTCCTTTCCGGAGTATATCCATAAACTCTTCCTTGTCGTTATCAGTAGCAACCTCCGAATTTATCTTCAAGTCGTTTGGATCATATTCTCCGAACTCGTTTGCTCTCCAAATGCACTTTTCTATATCCTCTCGCATCTTGATTGAACGATTGTCTTTCATGTGCTCCAGGCGATTGTAGAAAGCTCGCAGTAAGAGAAGCAAGGTCGTAAGACGCTGCTGACCGTCAATGATTTCAAGTTTCCCTTCGTCATTACGGAATGTTACTATAGGACCGAGAAAGTAACTTTCTGAAGAATCGAAGCTGTCGCAGTTGTTATTCGGGAATGAAAAGGAAAATAAGTCTTCCCATAAGACCTTACATTCGTCTTCTCCCCAAGCGTAAGGGCGTTGATAATCTGGTATCAGAAATGTAGCTTTCTTATCTTGAAAAAGATATTTAACGTTCTTCTGATCTACTATTAATTTGGACGACATAGCCTTGTTAGAATTTAGTTATTCTTTCTCGTCAAACTCACCCTCATTGTCAAGGTAGTGAATAGCAGCCTTCACGATATAAGTGAAACCTTGAAGAGCGAATGATAACACTATCGAAAAGACCGAATAGATAACAAAACAGAATGCTTGAATTCCGCTAAAATCTGAAGAACTATAGCTGTCTTGGTTCAACGTCGTTATCCATGTAATGACGGAAATTGCTAACGCTACGAACGAAAGGACAGTTAATGCCTCTGAAATGTTTTCAAGATACCTTCCTATCTGAGGTACAAATTTTCTATTTCCCATATGATGCGCCCGTCATGCCGGTAGCTAAGCTTTGGTTAATAATCCGTCTATCAGATTAATAACGCATCATATGGTACTTTATTGTGTTGAACCAAAAAATCTAAATAAACTTTTCAAGATAGCTATAACGTTTAGACTCTCTTTTACAGTAGTCAGAAAAGTCCTTATAACGCTCTACCTTTCCGTAAAGTTTAGGGTAGTCCATCATCTCGTCCAGCATCTCTTTGCTGAACTCGGTGAATCCAAAGTTGTAGCCACTCTCTCCGCCCTGTATAGCACCTGTCCCATGTTTAGCTGAAGGCTTATAATTGTATGTTAGGCTTATTCCTCCTTCTGATGTATATCTGGCAAGCTGATAAGATAGAAACTTTCCGTCCTTTCGAACGATATAGCCATACGTTTGCTTAATTGCAATGACACGATAGCCAAGTTCCTTGATTTCCTCAAGTCTGTTTTTCATAAGCAAAGCCCCCCATTCTGACGTGTATAAAGGCTTTCTTACGTGTATGTCGTGAAACGTTTGAATGAACGTATCAAGCTTTTCGCAATCCCAATCTCTTGGGTAAGTTATGTTGACACATCTTCGCAAGTCTCTTTTATAATTAATAAGGATAAGAGGCTCTGTCTTTGACTCATATTTTCTTTTTAACTTAACTTCTAACTCCATAATTATTTCTCTTCGAATTTATAGTTTGGGCAGCTTCTCTTGTTTTCCATTGTAAGCAGTACCGGGAACAGCAGACCGTGCCTGCAACCATTTCCGTGCTCGTCAGCAGCCTCGCAAGAGAAGCAGCCGTAATACTCGTTAATATTTAATGCTGTCATTACTCGTAATCCCTAATGTTCAACAATACAGGAAATCTCGGCACTCCAGCATCAGAATAACCCTGGTGCTGAACAGTCGCCGCCATACCTATCAACTCGTACTTGTCGGCTAAGTATTGGGCTCTGAGTGACCTTGGACCTACTGGGCGGGCGCAGAACTCATGCTCTCCACACTTCAGTTTGAATATAGCGGTACCCGCATCATTGCCCTCCGCTTCCAAAACATCTACCACCTTGAACTCCGTCGTATCGAACGATTTCAGCTTCATAAGGTCATTGCTTCTGCCCTCGGTATAGATTCCATCTGCATTTCTGATAATGGCACCCTCGTAACCGGTGGAAACGAATATCTTGTGCCATCGCTTGATGTCCTTCTCTGAATGGGCAACGAAAGTCTGCGTAAGGTACACAGGTCCGTTTGGATCAATGGGAGCAAATTCCTCCTGCAGAGCTTTCCATCTGGTAGCAAAGCTTCCTGGAATCTGTGCATCGTAGATAACCATACGTAGCTTGTCGGTCATGGTAGAGCGGCACTTTACAGCAGAACATATCTGTTGAAAGGTCAATTCCTGGTGGTTGTATATCTCACCATCCAAAGGAAGCATACCGCGGTGCTTCTCTCCCCACGCCTTAATCTGAGGAACATCATATTCCTTGCCACCTCTCGATGTGAGATGAACCTCACCACCTTCTCCTTCATGAAGGACGCATCTAACTCCGTCGTATTTAGGCTGAACGAAGCAAGGAAACTTCGTCTGTGACGGATAATATCTTGTTGCTAACATTGGTTTCATACGCTACTTAATATCTGAGATTATTTTAATTCTCAATGGAGTACCATTCACTCTGTGCGCGACGAAAGACAACAGGTCCGTATAAAAGCTACTATAGCACTCTACACTAGAGCTTTCTACTTCAATGGTGATAATCTCTTTCATAGCCGTTTTCCGTATCTTCTGTGAATCTCATCGTAAATGTATGCTCCACTCGTATGCGGAGCACTAAACATTAAGATGATGCAGTTATCTACCTTTATCTGGTTTGTCCTGACTACCTTGTCATTCTTGACGTGGTCGCAATAGACCGTGTTGCAGGAGTGATATAGGCGCATCGTGCGCCCATATCTGTCTGTTCCTATATTCTCTTTGTACATAGCTAGTCCTCCAAATCTACATCAAAAGCAGCTTCAACAACATTTTTGATATCCTCTGTGAAACCGCAAATTCCGTTGTACTCCAGCCAATGATCCAGCAGCTTCGTGTTAGTCATTTCAGCTACTTCGCTCTCACTATACTCTGCCTCTTCTACGAGGTACTTCATCAAATCATTCTTATCCATATTACTTGATTTTATTAATGTCACAAACTAATACATTACCTACTATTACGTCTCTGATACCTGCGATGTTCACAAGCATCGTGGCGTTCTCGTTCTGAGGAAGGTCGTAAACCTTGCCTTCCTCATTAACTACCATCACCTGCGATTTGCTGAGTCTGACCAACTCGATGTGGCCACCTACAAATCCTCTCAACTCCTCCAATGAGAAATCCGTTCCGTTGGATGGCTCCACATTCTTCTTGGCACCATCAGTGAATATTACTGTTGACAACATAGGCTAATCATTCTCTTTGCATTATTAATAGAATAAGTCTGTGTCTTGCCGTCGATATAGACGTATCTCTGACCAAACATATCCTCAAAAACCTGGATGATGTGCTTCTTGTATTTGAGAAGCTTTGTTTCAAAAACACTGTCCATAGCTAAACCTCCTTTATTGAAATGTTCTTACCAGGGTTGTGCCCTCTGCTTACTGCAATGTCATAAGCATCCGTCATATTTTCGTAATCACTCTTGTTCACGTTCTTCTTATGTTCGAACTCAACCTTTTCTAAGGTCTTGTCATCCATACCGTGAAACACCTCCTTGTAGAATGTAACTAATAAAGTACTCATAATCTTTATAATTTCAATTGGTTAGAAATTATACAAATCACTTACCTCGTCAATATCAACGACTTCGTAGGAGAGGCTATCAATCTCAGAGGAAGATATGCCTTTTGTTTTTATGTATTTCTTGAACTTCTCTACGTTGCTCGTTCCCATAATAAATATGTCACCGCTGTTAAAAACGAATCTATTGTCATTCTCAACGAGTACCATAATCATTGACTTTGGAGCATTGGTAACTTTAATTGTCTTCATAATCTTTATAATTTTAATTGGTTCAACTTGTAAGGTAGGCTCTGAATAGTCAAAAGTACTACCTTTTATCTATATGCAAAGATACGAAAATTATTTGATATATGCAAATATACTAATAATTATTTTAGTTAAAAATACTAAATTACAATAGATTGATATTCAAATAGTTAAGGCGCTTACTCTCACGAGCAAACGCCTTACGAGCATAGTTAAAAAATATGAAATTACAAGAATCCTCCTTGCCTGAGCTGTGCATCGGTAGCATTGTTAAGCCACTCCTCGCACTTCTCTATGATGCCCGTACAAGCGTCCGGCGCATCATCGTGGGCGTTATATCCTTCCTTTCTGTAGGATTTCATGTCGTGGGCAAACTCCGGCCACAACTGCTCCCAATTAGAAGGGAATACTAATTTATTATTTACCTCGCTGGAGCGAGTGAAAATTCTAATCTGTTTGTTCTTCGATTGCGTGAACGTTACGAACTGTGTGATTCTGTTTCCGTGTTCCCTTGTTATGCGCTCAACATTGCGGGCATAAGAGCGTCCACCGTTGTTACTCTCGACGAAGCACACGTCTGTCTGATTACGCTTAACCATATTGGCTTGCGCTGGCTCCGTGTATTCCATCGGTCGCTTAGTGTATAGAACATCGGTAACATAGTAACCGTCATCATGTGCATCGAAGCATATAGAGCAAAGGAAGTCGAAACCAGTATCTGCCGAGTCGGTGTAGTTGCCAATCATTCTTGCATACCTTCTGTCCGGCAGCTCGTCGTATGTTCTGAAGACATGGTACATAAGACCTTCCATAGGGGTAGGGTTCTGCATGTACTGTGTCTCAAATACGAACTCGCTGGCATGCTTGATTTTATACAGCTCTTCCAGTGTATGCTTCCATGGCCACAATGCTCGCTCCTTTCCGTCCTCGTCTGTCTGTATTACCGGGAGGGAAACAACCTTCCACTCATTTGGCTCAATCTCTTGAAGGTAACCGCACAAGTCGTGCTCGTGCAACCTCTGCATGACGATGATAATTGGCGTGTGACGCGAGTTTACACGGTTACGGATGGTTGTCTCGAAGCGTCTGTTGATAGACTCTCTTACATTATCAGACAAGGCATCATCTGGTCGTAAAGGGTCATCGATAACTATGGCTCCCGAAAAGTGACCAGGGTTGAACGTAGCCATGAACTTATCCATGTTCTTTATGTCTTCTTCGGTCCAGTCTGGCTGACCTGCACCAAAACCTGTGATCTGACCCAAGGTAGATGTAGCATACTCACCACCACCTGCCGTTGTGCTCCATTTTGATCTTGTGTTATCGTTCTTTCTGATTTTGACATTCGGAAATAATGTTTGGAAATATGCGGAAGTTATCGTGTCCTTGACCGCCATTGAGTTGTCTTGGACGAGACTTCCGGAATAAGATATATGTAGAAACTTTGAAGCAGGGTTCAGCGCAAGACCATATGCGATGAACATCTGTGAGCACAAGAGGGTCTTTCCATAACGTGGGCTGATGTTGATAATCAGCTTATTCGTCTTTCCTCTTATAACATCCATGAGCGCATCACATATAATCCTATGATGTTCGCCTATAACATACTCACGTCGGGCAGTATAGGCGAACATCTTGGTAGTGAATTGCAGTAGGGATGAAGCCACTAACTGCTTATGGAGAAAACGTTGTTTCTCAAAGTCCATTTATCTTCTGTAATTCTTTAATATCATCCAAGGATAGTTTAGGGAACTTGAAGTCCTCACCATCCTTGCCTGTTACTTCTTGAATATGCTTGTCTGCCAATCCGTTGAGCCTTGCAACAATGCTGGAATCAAACTGATGAAGCATGGCGCCATCAATCTGCTGGGCCATCACGACATTCTCAATCTGTGTTATCACCTGCTCAAAGCCTGGTCTCTTAAGATTACCTCTCTTGAAATCCGCCCATTTCTGAACGATGCCACAGAAAGCACAAAATCCGACAAGGGTATAGGCTCTTCTGAAAACCCTTACCTCTTGTCTCATGGAATTTGTGGATTTGCCGCTGCCACCTGCAATGGAATTGCTACCAGTCTTTTGCTGCCAAGGGTCGTTTTCAACATCATCACAGTAAGCTACAAACTTATCCCATAATTCCTGAGAAGACTTAATCTTGTATGGTCTTCCAACAGGATTGGGAATTCTATGTACGAAAGACTTTACTTTCGGCTGTGATGATTCATCTGTCATGGCTTCTTAACTTTTACCAGTTTACCGCAAGCGGAACAATTATACTCATAATACTCTGAAGGCTTGACCTGGATATTCTCCTCAACGCCCTTCATTTCCTCCTTGAACTTCTGGTCCTTCTGGGCTTCGGTTACGACCTTCTTAGCCGTATGGTTAGTCTCAGCCTTGGAAGGTGCGGCCGCAGGTTTCTGTTCCTTTGGCTTAGCATTGAGTCCAAGCATACCGGCAATGCTCTCATCGAAAGCAAACTGAATGCTGTTAGGATCACCGAGATAGGAGAGCTCCTTGCGAAGCTTCTTCTCGTTCCAAGTGGCGAACTCGGACGTCTTGTCATCAGCGATTCTATACTGCTTAATCTGCTCATCAGTCAGATAGTCAAGACGAATGCAGGGAACCTTATCCATTCCCAATGCCTTAGCTGCCTTATACACACCGTTACCTGTTACAATTACGTTGTTCTTGTCAACGGAAATAGGCTGAGTGATGCCGAAATCCTTGATGGACTGCATGATTGCCTGTACTGCCGTCTCGTCGGTCTTGTGCGAACCGTCATGAGGCACGATACTGTCAATAGGTAACTCAATTACCTTGTCATTAATCTTAATCTCTTCCATACCTGTTAATCCTCAATTTCTATTGTTTCCATATTTCCACAATATGGGCAAACGACCTTCATATAATGTGAACCGTCCTCGCGCTCTTTGAGAACGAACAAATCCTTGGCAGGGTCTTCCTCCTCATCCGAAGGAGCTTCCTCGCTTTCGCCAGCCTCTTCATTTGATGGAGCCTCGAAGTTCTCATCATCAACCTGAGAATAGTCATCCTGGAAGCCACCATACTCTTCTGCCTGCTGGTTGATGCTGTCGAGAGAGAAGTTGAGCATCTGATTGATGTCCTCAAAGAAGAATGCCTGCATATCTGTAGGAACCTCCATGTTGCGCAATTCCTCCAAAAGCTGGTCTTCATCAAAGGAAGATTTCTCTGCCAGCTTGTTATCGAGGATGCGGTACTTCTTTGCCATTTCGTCGTCCATATCCGAGTAAACGACAGGAACGAACTCCATTCCCAACTGGTAAGCAGCCACATATCTTGTGTGACCGGCAATGATTACACCTGCCTTATCAACGAGGATAGGCTTAACGTATCCAAAACGCTTGATACTCTCCTTCGTAGGCTCAACCGCATTCGTATTGTCACGAGGGTTGTCATAGTAAGGAAAGATTTCACTGAGTTTAACTACCTTTACTTTCATTTCTTATCCTCCTTCTTCTTGGCTGTCTCTCTTGCTACGCGTCTCTCGTCGACAACCTTTTCGATAGCCGCATTGTACTTATAGTTCTTGAAAATCTTGGCGAAACCAGTAACAAACTTAAGCTTTACAAGCTCTTTCTGCTCCAGACCTACCTTTTCGCAAATCTCACGCTCAGACACACCATCTCTGAGCATATTGAAAACGATGTTTACCATTCCATCGACAGAGTGACTTCCACGGGCACGATTGTGTCTTACGGTTGATGCCATACGCTGGTCAATGTCCTTGTCTAGGACTACAATCGGCAGCTTTCCGCCACATCGCTCATTGATGTCCGCAAACTTGCGAATAACGAGGTTTCTGTGGAAACCGTCGATGATTACATACTTCTGCAGCTTCTCGTCCCAAATGGTAACGATAGGCATTGTGTAACCGTCTTCCCTCACAGATGTATAGAGAAGACGCATTTCCTTATCTGCCACATGGTTAGGGTTGTAGTTGTTGGCTACAACCATATCCTTGTCAACCCAAAGCACGCAATCTACTGGGTTGACTTTCTCCGGAGATAAGGAACTGATATACTTTCTGAGGTCGTTCAAAAACTGCACCTTATCCTTGGCAGCATCAAACTCCTTCTTGATGTTCTCTTGAAGATTCATATTCCTTATTAGCTTTTTCTATTTTAACATAATTGTCGCTCAAATACTGACGCAAAGAACGCTCTACACTCTGAATGCGCTTCATGCCGAAATCTTCCGCAATGACGCAGACGGCACTTGTATAGCCAATCTGATGTATGACATAATCAATACACTCCTGGCAATGACCGGCTTTAGCTACATTTCTCTTCTTGGCGGAACGGTAGCCTTTCTTGATAGTCTCCGCATTCTTCTTGTCTTCACAAAGATTGTCTGCGAGATAATCAACGTATTCATCCCAATCCTTGAAATAAGGTGGCAAGTTGTAGCAGTATGTTGCCACTTCGTTAAAGACGTGTACAGATGTATTGACGTTTGCCACTCTTCGCACCAGCTTGTCGTAGAACCATGGATCAACCTCCTTGATGAAACCTAAGTCGTGGATAGCCTGCTCATGGATGAGGGAACTAACTCGGCATGCTCTGAGTGGCTTCTGCGTGAACTGATAGTTATAGAGCTTGCAGTACGGAAGCTTGTTGCTAAAGATGTAATACCATACATCATGAACCTTCCAATCCCAAATAGGGTAGAGCACCAGACTTCTCGGTGTGCCGTCTTTATAATATCCGCCACCACCTCCCCATGTTATGCCAGGAAGACATTCGCCTCTGGTAAGACCAGACAAACGTGCCGGCGATTCCTCGATACGAACACCGCCCAAAGTTAGGTAGTCTTTGCCAAAGAGCATTCTGTGTACCTGATCGAGGGTCTTGGAGAAATACTGATTGTGAGGGATTTCCAAATCTCCATAAGAATCTGGTTCCTTCTCACGAATCCATTTTTCTCCAGGCCCCCATACATTGAACCATTCTCCCTTTGAGGCATTCCATTCCTGGAAGTATGACTGAATCCAATATGGCTCAACCCACGGCAAGTGCATGATGTATCGTATATACTCGATAGTCATTGGAGTCTCTGCCTCTTGGTCTAGGAAGAGGACGGGAATCTTTTCAATTCCCATCTCCTTCATAACCTCGTGAGCAAGGTTGAGAACCACGGTAGAGTCCTTTCCTCCCGACATCGTCACGACAATCTTACGCTTACCATAAAACTCCCGAAAGATGTATCTGAATCTTTCAAGAGCTGCCTCATAAACGTTTTTGTCACTGTAAAATATCATTTCTTATTTCTATTGTTTAATAATACCTTGTCGCTGGAATTGCTGAAATGGGTGTCAAGGTAATCCTTAAGTCTGCCCATCATTTCATTGTTGTTGTGACCGCGAGCGGCATTGTGCATGATTGTTGCATATCTCAACTTCTCTTCGTCAAAATCAACAAAGCATACAGGAACCATCTCATATCCAATGACGCAGGCGGCACGGTATCTGTTCTCTCCGTCCACGATCTGCATCGTCGAGCGGTTTACAACGATAGGCTGAGTAAATCCGAAATAGAGCAACGATTTGATGAGAAGGTCAAAACTGTCTGCATCATGCGTATTAGGGTTATAGTCATTCGGATAAATGTCGTCAACCTTAACGTATTCTATATGCAGCGGCTTCACCTGCTCAACCTCGATATTGTCCTTCGCCAATTTCAAGGCTAGATTTTCCTTAGAGTTTTTTGTATTCATCGAGAAATTCCTTGTTTACTATTTCCTTAACCCAATCCTTGCTTGACTTAGCCAAATAAGGATTCTTGAACTCACTCTCCCAATCTACAGACTCTACATCAAACTGGTTGTCGTAGGTCTTGCTGTTTCGAGGAATGCCACCTACTGCGCCTGGATTGTTGAACGTGCTTCTGTATGCACCGAAATGCTGAACCAGACCGGGAACGATGGCGTAAAGGTCGATACCCTTTGCCTGAAGGTATGCCTTAAGACGCGAATCATCATAACGTGTCTGATCATCCGTCATCTTGTTTGATGTTTCAACAAAATCCTTGGCAAGGTCGTTTGGATATACGCTTGCCTGCAGCCAGAAGTTTGTCTTTGTAGAGATAACGTGCTTGCCCTTTGCGTAACAATCAGTATAGTCACCATTTGTTGGATTGTAGAAACTGATAACGTTGTTTTCTGGAGCAAAAGAGAGAATATGTAAAATCTTGGCAAGAATGTTACGGTCGAAGGTAATGTCATCATGGATAATCATACGATGGGTTCCTTCCGCTACCTCTTGCGTCAACGCTTGGGAATAATTATCCCAAAGACCCTTACCTCGGTCCATAGAGATACTGACAGGAATGCCATAGGGCTTCGTGCTGGTCTCTATCAACTTCTTAAGGTAGTTACCCTCACGTTCTCGCTTCGGAACATTGAGGATGATAATCTGAGAGAGTTTAATCATATGCGTAATTATTTAGTTACTGTCCATTCTCCACCTCGCTTGGCAACCTTGCTGATGGCTACAGCCAAACGATTTCTGTTCATATCGCTACCATAGAAAACCTTGCCAGCAGCATAGGCTGCTTGGGCAACAAGTCCTTGACCCATGAAGAAGTCTGTGATAGAGCTGAACGGAACATCCTTACAAATCTTGAACACCGCATCCCATTCATCCATTCCCTGGAGTCCCCAGTCTTCTGCCTGCTTGGAGCCTTGGATAATCCAACACTTGCAATCTGGCTTATGATAATAGGTGTTCTCGTAGATTTTTACATGAGGGAATAACGATTCTACCATAGGAACCAACTGCTTCTTATTTCTGTAGAAGCACTCGACGAATAGTCTGTCCGGATTAATCTGCTCGATGCACCTCTTGATGTGGGCAACGAACTCATCAAAATTGTCAACTGGGCATTGCTTCTCCGCCTTGGTGTAATACGCTTTGAGGACTCCTTTGCTTCCTGCTGGGTCGATGAATACGCAGTCGGCATTCTTTGAAAACTCTGGAAGCCCCAAAGTAATATCGGCAATGGTAATCTTGCTACCATTGCCTAAACTGTAAATCTCGCCTTCTGTGATGGGGTATTTATCAATACTGCCATCATAACGCAAACCTTTCTGTGATGTCATACGCAATTTACTATTAAATAATTGTGATACTCTGATACGTTTTCTTCACCGAAAAGACTGCACAAGACCTTCTTGGAATAGAAGAAATGCCTAAATTCTACATCGCATTTCTCGTAAGTGACGGGGTGATACGTCTCCTTGTAAAACATCAAGAACTTTCGGGCTTTACACCGTGATATTGAAAGAACAGCATACCGCGAAAGATAAGATGGAGAGCCGAACAAAGCTACAATGTTATCAAAATTCTTGCAGTCCAGGTTTTTACCGTCGAAAGGCTCGCAGACTACCCTTTCCTTATATTCAGGGTGTTTGTTAATGAACTGCTCCAACATTCCTTTACTAGGATCAACTCCTAAGTATTCCTGCGGGTCGATTTCTGCAATCTCTGTAAGTAAGCCGGTTCCGCATCCGATGTCTAGAATTGAACCACTGAGAGGTGGGAGATTTTCCCCCACCTCGTGGTTCTCAACGAGACTCATTTCATCACGAAACAAAGTGTCGTACTTACTTGCTATTTTATCATACTGGGAATATTTCATTTTCTAATGTCGTCTGTTGCCAGATGATTTTTTTACTTGAAATGGTTATGAAATTCTTGTGATTGTATATGTTACAATTCGGGAACATTGATTTCAGCTGCATTCTGTCGTAGGTGAAATGGTGCATTTCCTCGAACTCTGCAGGGGTGTAGTCATCCTTGTAGAACATAAGGCAATAATCCAGACCACTCTCGCCCAGTTTACGGAGATACTGAGGCATGAAGTAGGAAGCTGTACCGAAAAGAGCAACCACAACGCTGTCTGCCGACATCCATTTCTTTATCGCCTCCTCAAAAGAAATAGTAGAACATCTTCGGAAAAAACCAGAGGTCTTCTCTCTGAACTGCTTGATTGCTTTCTTGCTAGGATCAACTCCATAATACATTTCCGGCTTTATATTGGTGTAGGCGACGAAGTCTCCGTTTCCGATGCCTGCCTCGAAAAATCTTCTGTTCTTGAACGTGAACATGATAGATTTTGCCATCACGTCCATCTCCTGGTTCGAATAGATTCGCGGTATTGGCCACTCAAGGAAATCGAACTCGTTGAAAACCTTCTGTCTGTTCAAAATCCAAGTAGTCTCGAATGGGTCACCCATCGTCCAATACTTATAACCGTCAATGTAAAGGTAAGGGAAATTATACTTTCCCCATCTTTCGTGGACTCCATTGTCTCTTTGTGCGCTGACGAAGTAATAGAATTCATCACGTGTCAAAGCGCATTTGTCTCTGTGGATATACTCGTGAGGAACGTCTATCATAGAAGTAGCCCATTGCCACTTACAACGCTTGATGTACTCTCTGAGCTTACTGTAATCGTATTCCATTGCTGCAAATTTAAATAAAATATTTGATGATTAAATACTTAAAATCTAAAATTAACTATATTTTAACATAAAACATGAATATATGCAGGCTTGATAGCCTAAAACACCATAAAATAGGCTCTTCTTATACGCAAAGGTACGAAAATTATTTGATATATGCAAATATAACAAGAAAGATTTTTAGCCAAAAATACTAAAATCAGGCTATTCTGCTTTTTCTGTCAGAAAGTCTTGACTTTATCTGCCATAGATTGTCGTTGATGAGTTTTAGGATAGTATCGTGGAAAGCTGAGTTTATGTTTCTGTGGCCCTGGCATTGAACAACGGTAACATCGGCTAAGTTTACCTCGATTGTCTCCATACGCTGTCCGTTTACCTTGGCAGAAAGTATGAGACAGTTCGGCTTTCTGTTCACATCGTAATAGCCGTTTCTAAATACACAGTGCCCCATCTCTTTTCCTTCTTCAAAGAACTCCTGGACGGACTTAAGAACCTGTATGTCTATGGCGCCATCCTTTATGTCAATGTCAAAGAACTGCTTTCTTCTGGCAATATAAACATTAGCCATTGCTTCTGCCTTTTTCTTATTCTCCTCTTCGGCTTTAGCTGCTTGCTCCAGGTACCTGAGTTGCATTTTTTCTTCAGCAATCAAGCGCAGTTTAGTCATTCTGTCCTCCATCTTCTTTTTCTTGTTGTCAGCAGCCTTAAGCCACTTGTCGTGTGCATCGTGAAGATTCTGCGGGCAAACTATTGAAGGGTTGCGTACATCTTTCTTAAGATATATGATACTGTCGAGCATATCCCACCATAAGCTGTCATAAAGATATTCTGCCTTTCCGTGTCTGACTACAATCTTAATAGCTGACATTTTTTCTTTGTCAAAGACTGCTTCGTGATACTTGCACATTTTCCACATATCAACATCTCGTCTCATGAGGGTTTCATTGTACGTGTTAGCATTAACAGAACGAAAGATTTCATCACATGAAATTTTTTTCTTGAAGTCTCTGAGAGCATACTTATACTTGTCTTGAACCGAGGCATAATATACTCCATCAAATCCAAGTTCGCGTGGGTCGCCAAGGTAGCCCCATACAGTGTGTGTTCTCACTTCCAAATTCCCGCTTGAAGTAAAAGCGTCTGTGAAATATCCGTTAATCCTCTGTCTGGCAAGGAAGACGTATTTCCCGTCTTTCATCCATTGTTGCATACACTCCTTGAAGTAGATTTTTTCTTTAACAATCTTATGAAACCGAAACTTTGCTCTTATCTGAAAATATCTGAGAACTTGCCATCCTTTGAAAGTACATACAAGATAAAAACACCCTCTTGAAAATCTGTCTCTATACTTATAAGCGACGTCTTCTGAAATACAAGTTTTGATGGCCCACTGACGTTGTTTGTCAGATAACTCTGGTATTCTAACGGATAGTTTGACGACTTCACGCTCTATCTTATTTCTTGGTTTCATAACTCACATAATTAAAAATCAAACAAACTCAACTGCCCAACCTCGGCATCCTTCTTTCTCTTGGCCTCGGCTTTCTTCTTCAAGCGCTCCTTCTCTGCAGACTCCTTCTTTTTGAGCTCCATAATCTTAGCTTGCTTGAACTCCTCCTCTGCCTTCTTCTCCAAACTCTCCTTGGTTTGGTCTGAGAGGTTTGTAACGATGGTGCAATTTATGTTCTTGCTGAATGAAACCTCTTCTTCATTATAATAATGAACCGCAAGACCATAAATCTCATCATCATCAAATCCTTGTCTTCCGGATTTCTTGACCTCTGAGATGATAAAGTCGCAGCAGTCATCGATATTCTTATTCGGCTTGGCGTAATCCTTTGCGAACAGTTCGTCCTCTGCTGCTCGTTTGTCAAGATATGCCTTGATTACCTTCTTGAATGTTTCTGTTCCTTTCATAACCTTTCCATTTTTTGAAACCGATGGGCTTGTTTCTAAACCCCTTGCGGAATGCTTCTCTCATAGAGATGCAAATGAAATCTACACTGCATTGTGCCAAGCCCGTACAAAACGCACAATCCTCGCAATCATCCATTGGTTCCGCTACATACACGATGCCATTAATGACTATCGCTGCCTTCTCCTTCAAAACTGCCATTTCTTTTCTCCAGTAATAACCTTGATCTTGTAAGCCTTCTCGCCATATCAAGCTCTCTGGCTCTTGTAGCCTTGTCTGTAACAAAGTTGGCAGATTGTTCTAACACTTTAAGCAGCTCCTTGTACTCTGTCTTTGTTGTCTTAATATTCATTTTCCTTCATAACTTCAATAATTCTGCAACCAGTGAAATCATCAGCAGAAAGAACGATCTCCTCATTCTCGATTTTCTCTTCTATCATGGCACGAGCATCTTGTCTCGTTTCTGCATCCACGATAACGTCTTTACTTAACGTTTCCTCTATATGAACTTTAAATTTCATTATGTAACCTCCCATGTTTCAATGTTAAACTCGTAGCTTTTACCGCTACATTGACTTTGCCCGATATTGCGCAAATCTCTAATCTGGTCTTCCGAAGCTCCGTTAGCCTCAGCGGTTGCGTAGCATTTCTCAAGATTATCGGCTACTCTAAGCAATTTGCCACTTCCCTTTGAATGCCAAGCATCTTCTTTATAAATCAAGTACACCGTCATAATTAAATTTCTTTGAAATGAACACTCGTTTTATCTTTTCTTTCAACCGCTGTGCAAGCTAAGTCTTTACAGATAACATCTGTGTCCCGACGTTGTATGTTCGGCACGCCGACAAAACAATCAGCACAATCTCCATGTTTTGTTACTACACAGGTTCTTCCGTTTATAATAAGTTTCTGACCGATCGGATAGTCTGATGCTTTATCGAACCGACCAACCTTAATAATACTTTCTTTGCTCATAGTTAATCCCCCTTTTCTTCCCGATAACGAAGATATAAATCACAGTTGTCGCAATCTGACTTACAATCGTAATTGTTGGCGCAAGCTATAAATAATTCACTTCTTTTCATAACCTTCTAGATAACAAAATAAATAAGTCGTAAATCATCTTCTTGCAAGCCTCCATATCTTCCAGTACATCCCTCATGCGATATGGTGCGCCATTCTTTCCATGGCCATCGTTGTCCAACCATAAATATGCTTCACTGTCAACATCATATTCTACGTAACGTTGGTGAATGCTGTTGATCAATTCTTCCGCACTTTCAAATGGTCCGGTTGATATTGAAAAGTCTTGACCTGCAGGTGAATATTTTGAAAAGAGTAATCCTTTTCCATTTGAGTATTCCTCTTCGGTAACAGACCAGGAATCAGACTCTGCTATTTTTATTAATTCTTCTATTTCCATACTGATTAAATTTTAAAGGTCGGGTGCCGTCTTTCCGAGCTGCCAGATAAATATTATATTATGTATTAATAGTAGTAAATCCCGACCATTGTTTTGTTTAACGATGTTTACTTCATTCTACATGTTTCACCTCCAATCTTATTTAGTTTAACTTCCATATCCTGTAAATCTGCCAACGGCAGAACTTACGCTTTCATTAGTTACAGACCCCGGCTTCAAGAAGTACTTGTAATGCGTGCTTCTCTCCAACCTCTCACTCCAGCAGAAACCGAAAGCATCGAACTCTTTGCCACACCATTCATGTGCGTAGTAGTATTCGCTGGCATGCACCTTTTGCTCCTTGCTGAGCTGTAAGAACAATGCGCAATACTTATTGTGCTCTGTTGGATTCTCTTTAAAATCCTTCTCAATCTGCTTACGCTTCTCGGTGTATTCAGCCAATTTCTGCTGATACTCTTCCTCGCTGTCGCAAAGATAATAATCTGTGTCAGTCCAACGGCTATCCCAATAGGAATTGGAAGACTGATGTATATGATAAATATTCTTCATAATTGTATATTTTTGTTAGAAGGTAGGCTGCCGTCTTTCCGGCTGCCAGATAAGAATAAGGTATCTAACTTGTGGGTGTCCTTAATACCCGTCATGTTAAACCTTACTTTTGCCTACCTTTATAATAAGTACATAAATCCATCATACTATTATAGAACCACTGCCACGCAACAATCTCTTTCTGCTCTTTGGTTATATTTAGATCATCAGTAATCATCTTTCTGCGCCAGTTTAGCAATCTATCGCAAGATTGGATGATTCTTGCAATCATCACATGGGCGACATTCTCCATCATTACCGCCTCGCCATTTACCATCTTCAGGGCATACTTTTCAGCATAATCGTGCCAAAAGTCATAGGCAACTGAATCATTATTGAGCATCAGATAGAGTTCTTCCATGTCTGCCGTTCTCGTGTATTGTACCATTTCCTTTACTAACATAGCTATCTCTTTTCTAATGTGACATCTACTACATATGGAAGAGTATGCTTGCCTACGAATGTAGCCTTCATAGGCAGCTTGTCAAATTCATCCTGCTGCTTTTTCTTGAACTCTTGGTATTTCATGCTTCTTTCTTTACTTTATAGTAATTAAATGGATCTACTGTGTTTAGTAGCTCTGCGTTTCTGTTAGCTTCCTTTTCATCGGAGTAGTCTCCAAACTTTTCGGAAACATCACCTGTGGGGCAAATTCTTTCGATACAATATCTCATACAGCACCTTCCATCATTAAAAGTTTGTGTTCTTCTTCACTGTCACCAACATGACCATACAGAAGTCCGTCTTCTGTGTTTTGCCAATATTCGTGCGGTACAGAGTGCGAAGCCATACTTGCCAACACTACAACATAGCCCAAAGACTTTATAAGATTGAAATTTGAATTTCTCATAATCATTCCCTTTCTATTTGTTAAACTTAAATTTGTATATTAATTCTATATGACTTTCATCCAACACTCTCCAATCATCTACTGTTTCGAGATAGTCCTGAATATCATAAAAACTAATTAAACCATCTCCAAACTTTCGAGTACACTCGCTTTCAACAAACTTAATTAGCATGTATTGTTTTTTGAGCATATTGAAATATGGGTCTTCCTCATAATCTTCCAAATCATAGTCTGGATCAAGGTCACTATCTATATCTCCAAAAGCTTTGAAGCCATAAGGTGTATTCAAGCATACTGCCATACCTTTCAAGTCTTCCTGCAGCTGCTCCTTTTCTGAAGGAGACAAGCAAGGTGTATCTAAATAACCTAACTGTTTCATAATCTTTATAATTTTAATTGGTTCAACTTATGTTCTTGGTAGGCTCTGATTAATCAAAAGTACTACCTTTTATCTATATGCAAAGGTACGAAAATTATTTGATATATGCAAATATACTAATAAATAATTTAGTTAAAAATACTAAATCATCGTGCTTTGTAACTCTCTGATTATCAGAATGGTGCATCCGCTTCTTCTGGCTTTTCAAAAGGTACCTGTACATCCTCGTTGATTAAATTAGTCTTGAAAAAATTTGTCGTATTTTTATTGAATCCCATAAAGAATTTGAATGTTCCGATATTACGTCCCTTGGCAACGTCTATCATAGCCGTTCCATCAGTAGGATAGTCGTCCTTATTGTCGAATGGGGCAGGGTACGCTCTGTTGTAATACTCTGCTCGATAGACTAGGATGACAACATCGGCAGCTTCTCCTATCTGTCCACTATCGCGCAGTCGGTTCAAGTTCGGCTCGGGACAGTTGCTATCTCTAGACAACTGACTTAGGGCGATGATCCATATGTTCAGTTCCTTTGCAAGGTTCTTGAATCTTCGTGCGGCATCACCCATAGCCTGCTCTCTACTGAAGCTTGTGCTTTTTGAATTCACATTAAGTATTTGCAAGTAATCAATAACAGCTCCGTCAATATCCTTTTGCATTTTAAGCATTCGGATAGAAAGCAAAATAGAGTCTATATTCGAAGTACTCTTGTCATCAAAAAACAAGTTATCTCCAGGTAGCTTCCCTCTGGCATCGTCTATCATTTTTATCTCACTTGGTGCTAAACTTCCAGAATAAAGAATGTTGTTGGCCGGAATATTTGTTTTGGCAGAAAGAAGACGTGCGGTAAGCTGCTCCTTCGTCATTTCCATAGAGTAGAAAGCAACCTTTGCTCTGTTCTCAATAGCGTTTCGTGTCATGCAAAGCGCGAGTGATGTCTTACCTTGGGAGGTTTCACCAGCTATGATAATTAAGTCAGATTTCTGTAGTCCTCCCTTCTCGTCAAATCTATCCATGCCTGTTTTTGTTCCTGTGGTAACACCTCCAACGGTAGCATTTTTTATCATTATATCGTTAAGGCTATTCATTGCATCGTTGAGTGTGAATACTCCGTCTGCCTTCTCGAAAACCCTCCCTATGCTTTCAATAGCTTCTTGATGAGCATCGGATGTCGGTATATCCTCAGATAGGCCTACCCTTGAAAGTTGCTGGCCAACAACCCATAGTTTTCTTCTCCTACCCAAATCTTGCAGTCTTATGGCATGAAATTCTGCGTGAGAAGATGATGCTACTTGAGACGAAATGTTCATCAAGTCTATTGGAGAAACGGATGATTTCTCTTTTGCTAATTCGGAGGAAACTGATATTATATCTATAGGCACACCCCGTTTTCCTATAGTGTCGATTGCTTTCCAGGAATCCTTACAGATGGGGTCGTAAAAACACTCTTCGTCAAGATATTGGCTTACGACCGAATAAGCGGTAGGGTCAGTAAGCATACTGCCAATTACATATTGTTCGGCCTTTGTGTCGTTGATTAATGGCTGGCCCTGAAATGGTGATTGTGTTAAACTCATCTGAAAGATACCTCCTCGAAACTTAAAATGTCAAACATTTCATGCATTCTATCTACGATTCTTGGGTCATTGTATTTCTGCCCAATATCAGTTGCTGTTAGGTTTGAACTGATAATGGTAGGAAGCAACAGCTCGTAGCGATAGTCCAAAAGCTCATCAAATGGTCTGTATGGCATTCCATAGGTAATAAGCTCTGTCGGCTCTGCCCCCAAGTCATCTATCAACAAGAACTTGGTATTTTTTATTATGCGAAATTCGTTCCTGTCTTCGATAATCATATTTGCCATGTCTGTAGCTTTGATGAAATGAGGATATTTGTCTCCCTCACAATAGCTGATCTTGTTGGTTTCCACCAAATAGACTAACAAATCTCTGATAGCCTTTAGCATAGTGGTTTTTCCATTTCCTATGCTACCCGGCATGAATAAACCGTAGAAGTTTGTCTCTGTTGTAAGAAAATCTCCTATCTTCGACATAGCTCCTTTAAGTTCACTTGTGAAAACAAACTGCCGTTTACGCTTCTCTACCTCTCGCTTGTAGAATGAGTATAGAAGATTCTTGGCCTCCTTGTTTTCAAGGGGTAACTCTAAACCCCTCCCGATACGCTGATGTATCTTTGTGCTCTGGAGCTTTCCATCCTGTTCTAATGTTCTTTTCATTTTCTTTTGCGCTTTTAAAGTTTTCAAAACTACCTTCGATGATTTTCACGAAGTTCTTTTCTTCGAATACGTAATCGAAGTCCCTCTTCGGGCCTCTTCCTGTTTTGCCAAGCAGGTAATCAGAGGATTTTACATTATCAGAAAACGCAACTAACCCTTCTTTTCCGTGAGCCTCGTACATCGAAATGTAGGCTAATTTACGTTTATCGGTCAAACATTTTACCTCTACCAAGCCAAGTTTATTGAACCATCTAATAACACGTTGCCAATCTATCTCATATTGCCTTTCTTTTTGCTCTACGGATAGAACTGTGTTCCCCTTGAAACGCAATTCGTTCTTGCTCCAAGTGGCAAGCCGCCCCGCCAAACTAAACTTATTCTCTTTCTCGAATCTCATACGAGTATCGTCTTTGCCAGCCCCAGTCCAATAAGCAGCGAAATCATCGATTAACTTTTGCCCGTATTTTGAAACATAGGGTTTGAGTCTTTCTGTAAATTCAGTTCGTCTTTCTGAGATTGACGTGAAGAGAGAAAGCTCGGCTTTCTCTACTGCGTCAGCAGTCTCTTTTAGATTTTCTTTTTTATTTTCTTTTATGGGGGTATGGGGGGAATTTTCTTTTGTTTTTTCTTTTTGCGTTTCCGTTTGTGTACCAGTTTGCGTTTCTATTTGCGTTTCACTTTGCGTACCCATTTGCGTTTCACTTTGCGTTTCTGTAATAAACGCATTTAGTCCAATAATCTCATACTCAGCAATTTCGCCACGCACCTTGCTTGGCTTAAAATTAATGAATCCTTTCTGCTGCAAAGAGTTTCTAACACTACTAATTGTTTTCCTAGTGAAGTCGAGTTCTATCTCGCACTTCTTCGTCGGCAATTTGAATGGGTTTGCCCAGTTACCCAAGTCGCATTGTTTCAGCAAATAATAATACATATCTGCCTCGCAACTTGTCAGCGTGCAAACTAACCTCTTTTCCCAAAAGGATTTCAATAGCTTAGAGTAATCGACTATTTTCATAATTGGTTCAAGTCCTCATTCTTGATAAAGCAAACTCTTCCTCGATTGATACAATCAGCCAAAGAAGCAACTTCGGTTTGTAACTTGCCGTAAACGACTCTGTGCTGTTTGGGGTAAAGCTATGAACAAAATGAATAATCTTTAAAGCGATAGTTGTCATTCTCTCCAAAATTTTAAACTCACGATACAGCACCCCTGCTGACTTGAACTGTTTGTTCAGGCCTGTCAAGAATATTCTGTAACCCTCACTTCCTTTAATTTTTTTAAGATATTCTGTTAATTCCATATTGTGTATTATTTTTATAATTTATATTCGGCTTTCTCTTAAGGCAAAAGTACTAATTTATCTTGATATATGCAAAATAATTAAGTTAAATATTCAAAAACACCAAAATATATCCAGATATATATTTGGATATTTCGATATTTTATTGTACCTTTGCAATAAGTTTCTTCCATGTATATTTGTAAAGAATATTATATGGTGGTTTTCTCTTTAGCCTGCTGGTGAGCGGGCTTTTTTTGTGAGGTTTGTTTGGCAATTTGAAAATAATTCATTACCTTTGCAAACAAATCCCTTTAAAGTATAATCTTTATAGGATTTTAATTGGTTCAAGTCCTCGGTGTTGCGAAACACTGGGGACTTATATTTTTTACAGATTAACAGAAATACCTTTTTCATGACTCAATCTTTTAACTTCATTTGTGTAATACTTGATCATTTTCTCTAACTCGTCGTCATCCCATTTCTTGATAGAGTGGGCACGCTCTCGAAGGGTGGAAAATCGGGAAACACCAATCTTCTTTATTAGATTCTCCTGATAGTATATAAGATGGTCTGACTTTACTCTGTTACACCCGATACATTCTGCGTTGCAGTTATCTTCATCAAATCGGGTGGCCATGTTGGAACGTCCAAAGAAATGACCGCAATCAAGCTCTCTGTACGGCTTTATCTTTCCGCAGCTGATACATTGCCCCATACCACTTGGCATGCAGTCTCTCAGACGAATATACAATGCAAACACCTTGTCTAGCCTCTTGACTAAATCCGGCTTACTCTTCTTTCTCTTTTTGGGAGCAGAAGGAGATTTCTTCTTTTTCTTATAAAATGGAAACATATTTTTTTTATTTTAATACAACATTAGTTAATTGTGTTCCTCTGGAATACACCGCCCATTTCGTGGTTCCTGGAGGTCTGCTAATAAAGAGGTCTGCGACATTTCCAAACCGACTATAATTGCCCGACAAGTCAACTATCCACCCATTTTTTCCGTCAAATGGTCTGATTGCACGGCCTACCATCTGATAGTAGAGCCCGAGAGATTTCGTCGGGCGTGCCAAAACAACGGTGTCTAAGGCTGGATAATCGAATCCCGTAGTCAATACACCAACATTGGCAACAACCTTTATTTCTCTTTTCTTAAATCCTTCAAGAATGGTTTCACGTTCCTTTTTGGGGGTATCACCTGTCACGATGGCAGCATTGATTCTGTGTGATTGAAGCTTATCTACCAACTGTTTGGCCTCCTTTGTGAAAGCGGTAAATACAAGTACCCCCTTTCTAGGAATGCCACTTTTAGTCTGCAGAACCTTGACTACTGTGTTTGATAACTTGTCATAGAATCCGCAGCGCTCATACTCTGCGAGGAGACTTCTTTCATCATAATCTGCACCGGTGGAATTGCTTCTAACTCTTCTTAAATCCAATTCTGTCAAATCATAATAATGCAAGTCTGCGAGATAACCTTTAGAAAGCAGTTCTCCAATCTGACAACAATAGATGACCTTTGAAAATATTCTAGGTTTTGCTCTCGTGAGAAACTCCAAGATTGAACCTCCTTCGGCACGATCAAGACGATATGGCGTGGCTGTTAATCCAACAACCTGTCTGTTCTTCGCTTCTATGAACTGCTTGTACTGCCCAGCTTTAGAGTTTACATAATGACATTCATCGATGATGATATTCTTGAAACAATCGAAGTCTGACATATGGTTCATGACACTTCCGATAGTAGCAAAGGTTATTCTGTTTATATCCTTGCATCCCACGGAAGCACTATAGCAACCGCAATCGAATATTCCATAGCTCTGTAGTTTGGCGAAGTTCTGTTGCAATATTTCTTTACTTGGCTGAAAGACTAATAGCGGCCCTTCCAGACGAGAGGCGATATCTGCTATCACCAAACTCTTTCCTGCGCCCGTAGGCAAGATAATCAGTCCATTCTTATCAGCCTTGCCAGTGAACAGTCTTACGGCTGCATCACTGGCTTGCTTTTGATAATTTCTAAGAGTGTATTCCATTACTCGCCAAATGGTAAATCATCATCGTCATCATCTGAAGACTGCTCTGATGGAACCTCTTCTTTTCCCTGCTCTACCTCTGGGAACTCCAATCCGAAGACCTCTTTCATGCTTTCACGATTCTTGACCTCATTGGCCCAAATCTCTGAGCGGTCAGGGATAGCGTAAGCCTTTGCGAGTAAGAACTTCTCGGTATTTGCATCCCAATTATATACGAGATAGTAACCTGCCAATGCAATACAGAACACGTTCTTCGACTTAAGGCGCATATCAACAGTTCCCCGACGTACTTCTGCTGCATACTTAGCTACTTCCATGAGGACAGAAGCGTAAGCCTCTTCTGCGTCCTTCTTCATCTTCTTGGCTTTTTCCAAAGCCTCCTCCAACTCCAGTTTGCGAGCTGGCACCACGTTCTCTTCGAGTGTGCAATACTCCTCTCTGATGTTCTTCTTCTCGAACTCATCAAGGAAACGGGTAACCAACTCATTGTCTGGGAATGTAGCGGTGAAGTGCTTTCCGACAAACTTAAGGATGTCTGCCTTATTCTTCAAAGGCTTCTCTCCGCAAAGGTTCTCCTTGGTCAAAGCAAGGAAGTCCAACTCCATTGGGAACATGTCTTTTACACCGTCCTCCAATACAAACTCAATGTTCTCTGGAACATAATTTTTCAAATCTGATTTCATAATTATAAATATTTTTCATATAATGCTATCTGTTTCTGAGCTTCAAGCAAGGCTGCTTCTTCATTAGGTTCAGGTATATACAACCCTGCAACCATACTTGAATAGTTCCGAAACTTCTCGATAGCGTCTGTTAATTCTTTTGTGTCAAGGTCAGCCGTGCTTCTCCAATAGGTTACAGGCTGTCCTCTTCTGTTTGTTCTCTGCTTCGCAAAGATTTCTCTGTTTACTATCTGCTTGAAAATGTTATACTTCACATATTCCTCATCGTAGCCGAACTCTGATGCGAAATACTGAAGGCAAACGTGCAGATAGCTGTTTTGGGCAAGGGAACGTGGACGATGCTTTTTCTTCACCTCCACGATAAAACCCTTTCCACTTTTCAAGGCATCCGTGTAAAGACCATTGCAATAGTCCTTATAGTCTGCCCTGTCCTTTTCATTGTTGAGATTGAAAATCATAATTAGAATGGCAAGTCATCATTTTGACCCGGCGGCTGTGCAGGCGGCTGAGCTCCTTGCTGCTGCGGCGGTGGAGCTTGTTGCTGCGTCTGGCCACCTCTCTGATACTTTTCTATCTTGTAACCCGAAATGGTATTGAAATACTTTACCGGGTCATTTGCACTCTTCTGATACTTGGTACCTTGAAGAGCAAAAGATATGGTAACAATCTCGCCAACTGCAAAGCCTGCAGGATCATCTACATGCTTTCCGCTGAACTCGAAACTTGGGTAGTTCTCGTACACTTGTCCGAAATCCGAATGGGTGCAGTTCAGTACTACCACTCTCTTTTTGAATGGTTCTCCACCGTTCTTGCTTGGTATCTCTTCGGTATTTCCGATGAGCAATACCCTTCCTGTCATTGTATTAGCCATCTGATTCTGTTAATGGTAAATATGGTAATAATTCTCTCATTTCTACCCATTTAAGGAAATCACGCAATAATGCGTGGTTTTTGTCTTCCATCTCCGGGTATCTGTAACAAGTGATTGCTGGCTCATAAGGAGTAAGCTTTAGACCTCTCACGTCTCCCTTGTGCTTATCCTTATTGTAGCCCTCAAAGACAAACAAGTCAAAATGGAACACATCAGCTTCAAACAACTCTAGGTAAAGCTGCCATTGGCAACTATCTATATAATCTTTGTCTGATATCGGTCCGTACTTAGTCTTGATGTCTCTTATCTCTAGTCCGTCTATCATGTCGGCACATCCCGTGATAACGGCATCGCCGAAATCCTTATATTCACGAACCTCATGAAAGGCTCCAAGGTGCTCGTTCCTGTATTTCAAGGCTACCTTGCATTGTGGAATATCGAGAATCGCCTCACCTTCATCAAAGATGAACCTTCTTCCTTTCGGAACGGGTTCTGTCTTATCTTTCTTATAATAGGTGAAGTGACGAACACCTTCCGGCTCCTTGAAGCAATGGGGACTGCCAGTCTCCACGATGGAGTGAAAGGCAGTTCCTATTCTTGTGTAATCGTTGCCCTCAAACTTCTTAGTGATATTGTCTATAACGTCCTGCTCTGTAACATAAGAATATTCGCCCGACATATATCGTCTAAAGCTTTCTAATTGGGTAACTCTAATCAAAGGCTTCATCATGCTGCATCCTCATGCTTGACGAACTTCTTTCCTTTCTTGTCAAAGTCAATGCCTTTGGCGGCAAGCTCCTTGATCATCTGGTTCATAAACGCCTTCTGATGAATCTTATTCAGTCCGTGTGCAACCTCAATGAGTGCGTTTGCGTCCTCTACCGTTTCTGCGGCTGCAAGTTTCTTGCGAGCATCATCCACAGCTTCCTGTGCCTTGGCCTGAGCATCTGACTTATTCACGATGGCTATCTTCACCTTCTTGATGATGTCTGACATGCAAGTGTCAAACTCCTCTGTTCCGTAAGCTGGAATCCAAGTATCCTGCAGGTCTGCAACATTCTTACCAACACGATTGTCCTGTGGCTCGAACTTGATGACACGATTGCCGTTCTCCTTGCAGATGTAACCTACCTGGTCAGCAATACGGATGAGCAAGTCCTTACTCTGTCCTGTACAGTCTGGAGAATGCTTGATGTAGTCTCCCTCCTGTGTCTCCTTGTCGTGACAGATGAAGATGATGTCTGAATTGTTTGAACGGAGAATGCCGACAAACTGCTTGAACAATTCTCCCATCACACTATATCGCTTCAATGAGTTAGTTCCCAGCTTAGGGTCCTGCTGGATAGCGAAAGCATTAAGGTAATCATCAAGCATAGCCTTGGCTGTATCTACAACGATGGTCTTGCACTCACTGATCAATCCTGGTTTCCAGACCTGCTTACCGTCCTCAACAACATAAGAGCCGATAACCTCAGCATTGTAGATGTCTTCCCAACGTGATGCTGTAACAACAATGTCTGGACGCTGAACGGCACGGTCGAAGCCGCGGTCTGTATCAATAAGCAATGGACTGTCGGCTGTAGTAGCCAAAGATGTCTTTCCTGTACCTGGAGTACCATAAAGTACAATAATCACTGGACGCTCTGTAACAACGTCATTCTTTCTAATAATTGGCATAAACTAATATTTAATTGTTAAACAAATTGTTCTTATTCGCATAGGTGATAAACTCAGAGAGCTTATGTATTCCTAGTTTTACATACACAGACTTGACGTGTTGATGTATCGTGTTTGGAGAGTTGAATAGTTCAGCTGCTGCCTCTTGCTCGCTTCGTCCCTCATAAAGCAGTTTCATCACACGCAACTCCGCAGTAGAAAGATTAGCATTAAACCTTGGCATACATACGATACCTTCATAAGGACACTCACCACGCATGGGGCACACGACCTTCTCGAAGTTGAACTTCCCATCCTTGTCAACATCAACGACATCAAAAGCTGTAGTGTCGAGTCGGCAAAAGTTGCATTTGCAAAACCGACGCATCATAAGATATTGATAGTAACTTTCGTTAGGGGCACTCTTGGCATAAATCTTCTCCAGTGCATTGTATGCTTCGGGATAGCAAGCACGAACCTTTTCCAAAATGTATTTCACCAAATCTGTATGAGACTCATCGACGATGAAATTCTTTCCATCTGAGGTCTTACACCATAGCTCATCTTCGAACATATAGAACTCTAATCCTTCCATAAATCCTCCTCGCTAATGCCTGTTAGCTTACACAGTATTTCTATATGAATGTGCTGCTGTGGCTTCACACCGTATAGAACCCAATTCCTAACTGTCTGCTCGGTAACCTTACAGAGTCTGGCTACCTCTGTAATAAAGTCATACCGAGGGGCGCTTCTCTTAGGTAATCCCTGATAATAACCTTTTAAGGTTATTTTTTGAGATTTTTCCTCAAAAGTGTTTGATGTTTTAATATTTTCCATTATCTTTGCATTATGTTTTATATCTTTATGCAAAGATACAAATATATTCTGATATATGCAAATATATCGAGCTGTTTTAGTCAAATTTAACAAATATACACAAATATGTTTAAATATAAAGAATTTAGAAGAGCTCATGGGCTGTTTCAGTCTCAATTAGCAGAAATTATGGGATTATCTCAATCAAACATTTCAAGATACGAAACTGAAGGTATTGACCCTACACCGGCTCAATTCAAGAAATTATACGATAAGTTCGGTGAGGAAGATGTCAAAGCATTCGAGGTAGAACTATCACAGTTCGTTAATGCAGAGAATAGCGTAAATAATGGTTCTGGTAATCAGAATAACGGCATTCAAAGTGATACGGATTTGATTGAAATTATCAAGAAGCAGACTGAGACAATAGCAAAGCATGTTGAGAGGCAGGATGAAATCAATGCACGTCTCATGGACTTACTTGAAAAAATGGCATTGAAATGAAGTTGAATATTCCCGATCGTGCCCTGGATATAAGCAACAGGTTCTTCAAGGCACTCGATATTCTTAAAGACCAAAGAAGAATAAAAGGGCTACAGACATTTACAAAAGAGTTCGGATTGAACTACGGAAACATGAATACTCTAAAACATAATAGGGATAAGCGGACTTTCCGTGTAGAATACCTTGCTTATCTTGCTGAGAAATATGGGGTGTCATGCGAATGGTTATTGCTTGGCACCGGGCCTATGTTTACACAAAGGTATTCCAAAACCGAAGAATCTCTGAACCCTTAAAACGTTTTCCGTGAACTTTTTGCATGGTCTTTATATACCCAGCATTCACATAGGAGCGGAGGGTGTTTCTATGTATGCCCAGTAACTCACATGTCTCTGATATAGTATATCGAGCAGTTGGTCTTATGTCTGGTTGGATTGAAGTTATCATGTTAAATAGTTTAAATGTGCGATATGATAAGGTATTTCTTTATATCTTTGCACTATGTTATAAATTCAAATGCAAAGATAGATGAAAAAAATGATATATCAAAATATATGCAGGTATATTTAAATATAATTAATATTTCTGCATATTGTATTACTCGAAAAAACAGTGTGCTTGCAAATAGCTTGCAAATTAAAAATCGGGTCTCTGTAATTAATTGAAGCTAAGATAGTTATATCGAAAAGCTTCACATCTGGAAAGCGTGTATTCCCCTAAAGGGAATCGGGGGTTCGAATCCCCCTCTTTCC